TTTTGGCAAAGGCTGGGGTCGCCGTGTGGAAGAAGTCAAGTCAATCGGACTTCAGATGGCAAAATCTGAGTGATGGTGGTATAACAGGGGGATAGCGGAGTTTCCCAATGACCACAGGTTTGTCATACGATGGCACCGTAGCTGGCACCACCAGCTATATTAGCCAGATTGCCACAATGGCGGTCGTGGAGCCGACCAACCCTGAGTTTTTGGTTATCCTGCCCCAGATGATCACTTATGCGGAAAACCGCATGTATCGTGATCTGGACTTCCTGTTCACTTCTATCGCCACAACGGCTTATGGCATGACAGCGGGTAGCCGCCAGATCTCAGTGCCAGCAGGTACATTTGTGGTGCCGGAGCAGATCAACGTATTGGTTCTTCCTGCACAATTTACAGCATCCATCGCGTCAAGCACGATGACTGTTACGTCTGTCGTGTCTGGAACCTTAGCTGTTGGTATGATGATTTCTGGTTCAGGTGTTACGCCCGGAACTACGATCACGGCTTTTGGAACAGGCTCCGGCGGCACAGGTACATATACCGTCAGTGCTTCGCAAACAGTTGCTTCTACATTCATCGTTGGGAATAGCACATCGGCAAATGCCGACACCTCTACTCGTATCCCGCTTTTGCCGACAACAAAGGAGTTCCTTGATGCCTGTTATGGGTCAGGTGCTCCGGCTAATCGCGGTCTACCTCAGTATTGGGTTCCTTTTGATGATTATACATTTCTCGTAGGCCCATACCCTGATCAAAGTTATCCCTGCGAGCTTATTGGAACCTATCGACCAGACAGCCTGTCTGCGACAAACAAGACTACGTTCATCAGTCTATATCTGCCTGATCTATTCATCATGGCCTCGATGATTTACGTCAGTGCTTATCAACGCAATTTTGGTCGGATTAATGATGACCCTCAAATGGCTCAAACTTATGAGAGCCAATATCAAATTCTGCTTAAAAACGCAGACCTTGAAGAAAATCGTAAGAAGTTTGAAGCTGCGGCTTGGTCTTCGCAAGAACCGTCTATCAGCGCCACTCCAACGCGGTGATAGTCCATGCCTCATTCGTCTTTTAAAATTCTTCCCGGTGTCGATCAAAACAAAACACCAGCCCTTAATGAGGCAGCTGTTTCGTACAGCCAGTTTATCCGGTTTATTCCAGACAGGACATTAGGTGGTCTTGTTCAGAAGCTGGGCGGCTGGACTAAATATTTTGCGTCCGCAATTGGCTCTATTCCTCGTTGCCTTTGGGCTTGGGAGGATACCAACTCAAATTCTTACCTTGCCGTTGGCGCGGAAGGTATTCCTGCTGGTGGTGGAAACTCTCTTGTTGTCATTCAAAACGGTGGCCTAACAAATATCACGCCTCAAAAAACAACAGTAAATGTTGCTGTCAGCGTTTCTACGGTTTCCGGCAGCAATGAAGTTACGATAACGGATACGGGTCGTAATGTTAGCAGCTATGACGTTGTTGATATTCAAACCCAGATCAGCGTTGGTGGTCTTGTCCTATTCGGGCAGTATCAATGCTACAATCCGGGTGGCGGGGCTAATACATATAAAATTTATGCTATTGACGCTCTCGGCGCTCCTGCATTTGCTACATCTACAGTTACTAATGGCGGCGCTGTAGCTCAATTTGGCACAACAAGCGGCAGCAATGTTGTCAGTGTCACCCTTAATAATCATGGATATTTGGCTGGCGATACTTTTTCGGTGCTTGTTGCTACAACTGTGGGCGGAATTACTTTTTACGGAAACTACATCGTATCTGGGATTACATCAGCAAACGTCTTTACAATTGCTGGCACCACAATCGCCTCCTCGACAACCACTGGATTCATGAATAGTGGCAATGCTCACTATGTCTACTATCGTGGTGTTGGTGCGCTTCCTCTTGGTAGCGGCTGGGGGATTGGTGGTTATGGTCGCGGTGGTTATGGAACGGGGACCGCGCCAACTATTACAGGCGGCACTCCAATTAACGCTATTGATTGGACGCTTGATAATTGGGGTGAAAATCTTATTGCGTGCCCATTGAATGGGCCAATTTATGAATGGTCTCCAACTAGCGGATCACCAAGAGCAAATGTTATTCCAGAAGCGCCTCCGGTAAATCAGGGCATGTTTGTCGCTATGCCACAGCGCCAAATTATTGCTTTTGGTTCTACTTTTACTGGGATTGTTGACCCGCTTCTTATCCGTTGGTGCGATGTAAACAATTACAATTCTTGGATTGGAACAGTTACAAATCAGGCTGGTTCTTATCGAATCCCTAAAGGATCACGAATTGTCCAAGCTATTCAAGCTGGACAACAGGGTCTTGTTTGGACTGATTTGGGATGCTGGGCCATGCAATATGTTGGCCTTCCATATGTTTATCAATTCAACGAACTTGGCACGGGCTGCGGATTGATTGGACGCAAGGCTGCGGCATCTGTCGGTGGCGTTGTTTACTGGATGGGTCAGAGCCAGTTTTATCGTCTATCCGGCAATGGTGTTGAGCCTATTCGCTGCTCTGTTTGGGATGTGGTTTTCCAAGATTTGGATACCAATAACTTGGAAAAAATTCGCGTTGCACCAAATAGCCGATTTGGTGAAATTGCTTGGTATTACCCAACTAAAAGCAATGGTGGCGAAATCAGTCATTACGTCAAATACAATTATGTATTGGACCAGTGGGATTTTGGTCAGCTTGCTCGCACAGCTTGGATCAATGAATCGGTTCTTGGCCCTCCTATTGGCGGTGCACCAAACGGGTATATTTACCAGCACGAAACATCTACGGACGCTGATGGTCAGGCAATGAACTCATCATTTCAAACGGGTTATTTTGTGCTGAATGAAGCGGATAATAAGATGTTTGTGGACCAAGTTTGGCCCGACATGAAATGGGGCTATTACGGTGGAACGCAAGGCGCAAACGTAAATTTGACGTTTTATGTAACTGATTATGCTGGTCAGACACCAACCGTTTATGGTCCATATACGCTTACACAAGCCACGACATACATTACGCCGCGCTTCAGAGGTCGTTTGGTTTCCATTAAAATGGAAAGCAATGACATTGGTTCGTTTTGGCGAATTGGGAATACTCGGTATCGCTTTCAACCGGATGGGAAATACTGATGACAGCTTCTCTCAGTGACATCCTAACAACCCAGAAGAACGGTGTTGTTGCGATCAATACTTTAGCGCAATCCAATTTGCGTGGTCAGGGTACTGTAACATCTGCGACCATCACAGGCAGTACTATTGTCTTTAATGGCAGTGGCTATCTGGTCAAATACACGGTTGTTGTGGCAGGAAGCGCAAGCGGTTTAATCAATAACGCTTCTTCTACAATTGCCCCTGCTGCAACAAATGCTCTTTGCGCGACACCTAATACTGTCGGTATTTACCCTGTAGGAATGGTATTTACGAACGGTCTGACAATTGTTCCGGGAACTGGTCAGTCTATCAACGTCACCTATACTCCGGGGTAAGACATGCCATTGAAAAAAGGTTCTTCCCAAAAAACAGTTAGCTCCAACATAAGTGAGCTAGTCCACTCTGGCCGTCCGCAGAAACAGGCTGTGGCAATCGCTCTTAATGTGGCGCGGAAGCCAAGAAAAGCTTTTGGCGGAGCTCCGGCCCCTAAAACCTTGCCGATACTTGCAAAAGCTCCGGTCGCTAAAGGCGTACAACAGGAAAAACTACATGTTGGGCCTATCCATAGTCATGTGGCCGGACGTACTGACCATTTGCCTATGAAGGTTCCGTCAGGGTCTTACGTTATTCCAGCCGATATTATTTCTTCCATGGGAGAAGGTAATACAATGGCTGGGTTCCGGGTTGCCAAGCGCATTTTCAGCCGCCCAATTAATTACATGACGGGGTCTCCCGGTGCTTCAGCTTTTGCTAAAGGCGGAACTGTTGAGCCTGTAGAAATTGTGGCAGCTGGTGGTGAATATGTTATTCATCCCGATGATGTGGCATATCTTGGGGGCGAAGATTTAGATGAAGGTCATTATGAACTTGATAAGTTTGTAAAGCTTCAGCGAGCAAAAACTGTTAAAACACTAAAGAATTTACCGGGGCCAAAAAAGGACTGAGGGGGTCTTATGGCTAATAGCTTGGGGGTACGAATTGGAACGCCAAACGATGTCCATAAAATGATGGAACTTGCGCTGGCGGCTTGTGATGAAAACGGGTTTATTGAACCAAATCCTGCTAAATTATTGCAGGAGATTTGGCCCGCATTAAACCAAGAGGGTGGTTTGGTTGGAATAATTCCGGGAACGGGCAATGCTTTAGAGGGTGCGGTCCTTCTGCGTGTTGGAAATATGTGGTATTCTGATCATGAAGTCTTGGAGGAAAAGGCCATTTTTATTCACCCTGATTTTCGGAGTGCTAAAGGTGGCCGGGCGCGGAAGCTTTGCGAGTTTTCCAAGCATGTCTCTGATTCGCTGGGCGTCCCATTAATCATTGGGGTGCTTTCAAATCATAGGACGGAAGCAAAAATTCGTCTTTATGAACGTCAATTTGGCAAGCCAAGCGGCGCATTTTTCCTTTATAATGCTACCACTGGTGGCTGGAAGGACGCTGCGGAGTAGAAATTATGGGCGGCAAATCAACTACTTCGACACAGACAGTATCTATCCCGCCAGAGGTTATGGCGCGGTATAACGCTGTCAATGCTCGTGCTGAAGATGTTGCCGCTACTCCATTCCAACCATATTCCGGTGAATTTGTTGCTCCGCTTTCTCCAACCCAGCAAGCGGGCATACAAAATACCAGCCAATATTCTCAGGCCGCCCAGCCTTACTATGGCGCGGCAACTGGCCTGACCATGGCAGGGGCCGCCCCTGTTAATCCGCAGAACCTTCAAATCGGTCGCTATATGAGCCCATATACGGGCTATGTAGCGGGTGCAACTGAAGCGGCCCTTCGTCAACAGCAGGGGCAACAGCTGTCGCAACAGCAAACGGATGCCATCCGTGCGGGTGCTTTTGGCGGTGACCGTGCGGGTATTCAACGTGCTGCTTTGCAGGGTCAGCAGGGTTTGGCGACAGCGCAAGCTTTGGCCCCTATTTACCAGCAGGGCTACTCACAGGCTCTTGGAGCAGCGCAACAGCAGCAGGGGGTCAATCTGGCTGCCCAGCAAGCTAACCGTCAGGCTCTTCAGCAGACAGGTCAGCAGTTGGCTGGTCTTGGCACTGGCGCACAGGCTGCGGCTCTTTCGGGCGCTCAAGCCCAGCTTCAAGCGGGTGGTGTCGAGCAGCAGACCAAACAAGCTCTGGACACGGCTCAATATCAGCAGTTCCTGCAACAGCGCGGTTATCCGTTCCAAGTTGCCCAGTTCCTCGCCAATATTGCGATGGGCACTGGCGCATTGTCTGGTTCGACTACGACCACAGAACAGCCTAGCGGCCTATTTTCAGATAAGCGCCTCAAGCATGATGCAGAGCGCGTTGGTTATACCGATGATGGTTTGCCGATCTACACGTTTAAATACAACGGCGACAACAAAACCCAAATGGGTGTTATGGCGCAGGATGTTGAGAAGAAGCATCCTGATGCTGTTGGCGAAGCTCCGGCTGCTGACGGCCATATGTACAAGACCGTCGATTACGGCAAGTTGGACGCTAAAGAACGCGCTTATGGCGGGGGCTTAGATGTCAATTCCATGGGTGGCGCGGTCATGGAGCCGGGCGCATTTGCCCGTGGCGGTTTCCTTGGTGGCGGCCTTGTTGGCGACACCGAAATGAAGTCTATGATGGCTAATATGAAACAGCCGCTGGGCATGTATCAGCAAGCTGGCTTGTATGGCTCGACACCATATCAGACACCTTATGGGCCCGGTCTCGGCATCCGTGGTGATGCAGTTCCGGTCCCGTCTCTTGTGACTGCTGGTTCGTTAAAAGCCCCGCCCAAGGGTGCAGTCCAAGAAGCTCTTTCTACCTATCAGACCATGAAAGGTCTGGGTGAAATGGGTTCCGGTATTTGGGATGCGGGTAAAGCTGCGAGTGTAGGCTCGGCTGCTGTCAAAAATGACAAAGGCGAAATTGTTAAAGAAGCTACCAAGGGCCTCGTTGGCAAAGGTGGCGAATATAAGCCGGAAGAAGGCTGGTTTGGCAAAGCTGAGGGCGGTCTTGTTGGACGCCTTCACTACGATATGGGTGGTGATCTCCCGTACGGCGCTGGTCAGCAGGGTTATGATCCTCTTGCGGAAGTTGTTAAACAGGGTCAGCAACAGCATCCTTCTCTGCCTAAGCCCGGCCAGCCACCAAAGCCACCGGAGCCTTTAAAAGACGCCATGCAGACCGGAATGCAGATGTATTCCGCTGGCAAAATGGGG